CTATGAGACGGGCCTCAAGGGGGCGATCACGGATGCTGAGGCGTTCACAAGGGCGCAAATACTTCTGGGCGACGGCGCGATGAACTCTGCATTCGATATGCGCTTGGAGGCGGACGCCGCTGCGGAGGCCAACCGCCAGTTGGAAAGGGTTGCGGAAACCTCCAAGGCGGCGGGCCTAGAGCAGGAAAGGCTTGCGCAGGAAGCCGCAAAGGCGGCCGCCGCGCAGGAGGACCTCACTCGAACACTGGACGGGATGTTCCGGCAGTTGGGGGGCATGGGCGCGCAGGCGATGGACGACCTCATAGCCCGCGTGGATGACCTCCGCTCAGCCGGCCTCAGCGCGGCGGACGCCTGGGAGGTCGGGGTGCGTGTCCAGTTCCGGGGCACGGTGGACGACCTGGAGAAGCTGGCCCAGAGCGTGGAGGGCGGCACGGCGCTCCTGCGGGCGATGGAGGCGGCGGGCCAGGACCTGGCCGCCATGTACGATGTGCTACGCCAGCAACAGCAAGCCGTGACGGAGAGCGCCAAAGAGATGGCCGATGCCATCGCGCGCGGCACGCTGGGGCAGCTTGGCCAGCCGCAGATCGAGTCGGCGGGTGCCTTGCAGCAACAGATGATGGCGCTGGACGAAGAGGCGGCGCGCATCAATGCCGCGCTCAATGAGGAGGGTATTTCGGAAAAGCGTCGTCAGGGGCTCACCGAAACACTAGCGGCGGTGCAGACACAGCGGGGCGGCCTCCAGGAGCGGATGCAGGCGGCCCAGAGCGGCCTCACCCTGGAGGACTTCCGCCGTGTGCAGGGGCTCATGAAAGACCTCGAATTGACGTTCGAGGAGGCGCTGCGCTCTATGGGTTTCACTACGGAGCAAATCTTGCGCGTCTCGCGCCAGCAGCAGGCCCAGGCGCGGGCCGCGTGGATCGCGGGCGCGGGAAGCAAGGGGATGGACGCGGTGACGAAGGCCATGTTTGACCAGATCGTAGGCGCCACGCCGCCTATTTTTGATGGCCTCCCCTCCTTCGCCTCGGGCGGCACGGTGCCGGGGCTTCGGGGGACGCCCCAGGTCATCAAGGCGCATGGCGGTGAGGTGATATTCACGCCAGCGCAGATGGAGGCGCTGGGGAACGCCCTCGCCCGGGCGGGCGGCGGAAACCGGCAAGTCGTTATCCCCGTGTCCATCGACGGGCGGGTTATCGAGACGGTCATCGGAAACCTGGCGGAGTACGAAGAGCAGACGCGGAGCAGTTAGAGGGGTAGGACGTGGCGTTCATCGTACAGTTGACGGACGGGACATCGAGCGCGGACTTCATCGCGGGGACAGGCTACAAGCTGAACCCCAACGGGTTCGACGCGCCCGCTCCCGCGCGCCGGATGTCCATGTCTGGAGGGAACCTCTTCCGCCACGGGGAGGATTTGATCGCGCAGACCTACGAGAACCGCACCGTCACGCTGGGGCACCAGATCGTGGGGACGAGCGCCACGGCCCTGGCGTCCAACGTGCAGGCCGTCTGGGCGCTTCTGCGCAAGGCGGAGGACTACGCAAAGACGAGGGCGGGCGCGCAGGTGCAGCTCAAGTACCAGTGGGACGGCGGGGCGGCCCCCGTCTATTTCAACGTATTGAGCGGCGAGCTAAACCTGGGGCGCGACCTCCACAGCCCCTATCTGCTCAAGGGGACACTGGTCCGCAACGCCACGCTCTCCCTCCTCTGCGAGTCGTTCGCAGTGGGCACAGCGGAGACGCTCACAAACTACGCGAAGGACCCGTCGTTTGAGGTGGCGGGGAGCGCGCTGGCGGACTGGATAAGCGACATCACGGCGACGGGGGCGGGGACGCGGACGACGGCGCAGCACGTCTATGGGACCGCCGCGCTCAGCCTGGTCATGTCCTCCGCGACGGCTGGCATGGAATGGGCCATGCGGCGGCAGAGCATCGTTGTATCAACGGGCCAGACGTGGAGTGTCGGTGCCTATTACCAAATCGTGTCCCTTTTGAACGCCCAGGCCGTCCTGGCTGTGTCGTTTGAGGATGCGACGGGAGGCCAGTACGCGCTGTACGAGGATTTTGAGACCGCTACCGGGACGGGCGGGACGGCGGTCCTCATGCGGCTCACGAACCTCATTGTCCCGACAGGCGCGACGCGCCTCCATACCCGCGCTTATGTCCTGGCTACAACGGCGGGCGCGACCGGGACGGTCATTGTGGACGCGGTGCTGGTCATCAACGGGGGGACGTTCCCCACCGCCTGGGTCAGCGGGCGCGACGTCAATAACCACTTCGACGACATGGGGCAGGCGCACATCAACTATCTCGACCTCTACAACGTCCCCGGCGACGTGCCTGCGCCGCTCCAGATCAAGGCGACGGAGAACGAGGCGCACACAGACTTCTGGGTGTCGCACATGCCGCGCATCAACGGCACGGCCCAGTTAGCGACGCAGGGCCTATGGGTGGAGGGCGAGTTCTTCACCGGCAGCCTGACGCCAACCGCTAACAGTGCGTTCAGCAACGGCTCCTACGGTGGGGCGCCGACCGGGTCCTGGGGCTCGGGGACGACGTTGCTGGGGAGCGCGAACGCCCCCTTCGGCACGGCGACGTGGCCCCCGTCCGGCACGGCGAACGACATCCCGAGCGGCGTCTATCGCGTCCTGGCCCGCATCCATGCCGGGTGTCTGAGCGGCGGGCCGAACTTCACGGGCACGACCTACATGGGATTCGGCTACTCCTACGGCGGCGCCACCGCCCTCCCTACGGCTTCTTCGCAGCACCTGTCCCTCCCATACACCAGTGTTTCCCCAGGGGTACACAAGATCGTGGACCTCGGGGTTGTGACTATTCCGCCGATCCAGTTGCCGCAGGGCGGGACGGCGGGGACGCTGACCTATAACCTCCGCTGGTATTTCGAGCGGGCGACCTCTAGCGGCACGAACGCCACCGAATTGTTCATCGACTACGCGTTCCTCGCCCGGCAGGATGACGGATTCGGCCACGTCACGAAGACCGGGACCGTGGATGTCGTGATGGCGGATAGCCGGAGCGCGCTGGAGGTCTACTACCTCATGACGACGGCGGATGTCGTCAAGTCGATCCCCGCTAACCAGGTGGGGGCGCCGCCGCTTCTGCATCCGGAGAGCAGCCGCTACTACCTCCTGGCCGATGGCTCTAGCACGGGCTCCATCGGCTACGGGTGGACCGTTGGGGCAGTGTATCAGCCCAGATTCCTCCACGTGCAGCAATAATCATGGCGCAACCACACCAGGCCCTGAAAATCTACCTCTACGAGGACAAGAGTGCCACGGCGCTCGAAGCGGAGCTGTCCGGGCGCTTCACGCGGCTCGTCTTCTCCACGGCGCTGCACGGGGGCTTCAAGCAGTGCGACCTCACCGTCCCGATGGACCTGGGCGAGGCGTGGCAGTGGCTCAACCGGGAGAACCTGCCGGGCCGTCACTACCACCACCTGGTCCTGAGCGAGGGGGGGCGCACCGTCTGGGAGGGGCGGGTCATGGACGTGGAGCTCGCCTGGAACGCCGCCTTCTCCGGCCTGAGCATCACGGCGATGGGCTACTGGTCCTCCCTGCGGGACAGGCTGTACAAGGCGGGGACCGGCGATGCTACGGACTGGACGATAGGCGGCCCGCATGTAGCCTCCGATGTCATCAAGCAGATGATCGTCCAGCAATGCCCGGACATCAACGGGACGGCGGGCATCCAGACCAATAGCCGGAACATCGCGGGCATCAACCTGGGGACATACGCCTACCCGCAGGACGTCATCGTGTCCAAGCTGGCGCCGCTCGCCGATAGCGACGGGGGTGTGTACCACTTCGCCGTCTGGGAGGGGCGTCAGCCCCATTGGAAGCCCCGGAGCGTGGCGCGCGTGGACTGGTACCTCTTCCTCAAGGACGTGAGCCAGGGGCGGCTCCGGCAGCAGGGCATCCATCTCCGCAACGGCGTCATCCCCTACATGGGAACGGCGGAGGGGACGGGGACGATAGATTCTGGCAGCACTGCGACCTATCCTCTGCGGCAGATCCTGCTCAACCTGGGGACGGGCCTCCCGGCCACGGCGGGGAACGACGCGCGGGACGCCGCCATCGCGGACGGCAAGAGCCCGACGCAGGACCAGGACTTCACGGTCAAGGGCCACGTCTATTCGACGCAGGCGGCGGTCATGGGGACGGGAACGGCGGCGGGAACGGCGGTCGGCCAGAGCGGCGCGCTGGTGGAGCGGCCAAAGTGGTGGGTCCGGGCGGGCGACGTCGTGCGGATCAACGACCTGCTCCCCGCGTCCGTGGCGACGGCCTCGCTGGACAATCTGCGGACATTCTACGTGTTGGAGACCCGTTACGACGCCGTCGCGGACACGTTGTCGGTGCAGCCGGACCGCCCGCCAGGGCGTCTGGGGGTCTTGCTGAGCCGGATCGGAACGATTGAACTCCCGCAATGAGGAGGACGTGATGGCGATATATAGTGTGCGCGTGCTGCGGGGCGGCCAGCCCGTTGAGGGCGCAGAGGTGGTATTCGTCGGGGAGCGGAGGTACGCCGTGACCGGTGCAGATGGCGTCATCAGCGCCAACCTCGGCGCCTACAGCGACCCCTTGGGCATCCACGTTCTCATCTCAGCCCCGGCGCTGGGGATCGAGGCGGGCGGCGGCCCGTACCGGATTGAGCCGGGCGTGATCTGGGATATTGAGGTTTAGCCATGCTGGG